TTCAAGGGCGCTTTGATTGCCATCGCCGTGTTGTCCCAAAACTCGATCACCGCCGTTCTAATGCCAAGGAAATTCGTCGCCCAGGCCGCGCCCAAAAGAGCTACGGCAGCCACGATCAGAGTAATCGGGCTGGTCAGGGCGGCGATCAGCGCTCCCACTATAGGAATGATCACCCCGGTCGTCACGAGCAGCGCGCCGATGGCAATCAAAGCGCCCTTGAATACTTCGGCATGCTCAGAGACGAAGGGGATAATCACATTAACGATTAAGTCCTTTATGGCAGTTGCAATATCAATCACCTTGCCGATGATCGTCTGGATCTGTGTCGCGGTTTCTTCTCCGAACATGGCCCCCAGCGCTTCGCCGAACTCCGATGAGAGCGGCCCGGCTTTAAAAAGTGTGGTCACCAGCGTGCCGAATTTCTCGGCCAGCTCCTGGATGGCCGGCAGCATGGGCAGGATCGTGTTCTGCAGGAAATCCTGGGCGATGGGCAACAGCGCCGTGCCTATGCCTTCCGCCACGTTCAGGAGCGAATTTTTCAGGATATCCAGCTGCCCGGCGAATGTCTCTCCTGCTGCCCTGGCCGAACCGCCGAATTCGGTCTGCAGCTCCTGCAAGATGAACTTCTGGGCCCCCATCAGGTCTCCGGACTCGACCATCGATTCAATCATCTTCTGCTGGTCTTCGGTGAAGTTGACGCCCACCCGCCGCAGGGCCGTCACGCCCTGGATGGGATCTTGAAGGGCTTTGCCGAGCTGGATGGCGGATGATTTTATATCCTGACCCAGGGCCTGGGACATATCGAGCATGACCTCGGTCGCTTCGGGGAAAACATCCTTGCCGATGTTGGTGAAGGTCAGGAGCATGTTCTCGCCGGAGAGGATCGCTTCATCGCCAAAACGGGTAACCCCCATCAGGGAGTTGGCCAGCTCATTGGCCATGTCCGCCGTCACGCCCGCCACCCCGCCGGTCGATCTCAGTACGTTGGCCAGTTGGGCCTGGACTTCCTGGGCCTCCATCGCTTCACGAATTGAAATGCCCAGCCCCACGCCCAATGCCCCTGCCGCAGCAGTAGCTGCCCCGAATCCCAGCGCCAGGGCGCCGCGTGCAAAGCCCCCGATGGCGCCCAGGGAGCCCTGGATACCTTTAAGCACCGAACTGGCCTGGTCTCTGGCGGAAATCTGGATCTCGATATTCAGGTTCGCCATTTTACTCCGTCGCTTTCGGCAGATTACTGCCGCTCGGCAGATTACTGCCGCTGCTTTTCATTCGGCAGAATATTGCCGCCTTCGATGGCCTTGTTCTGCTCTCTGATATATTCCTGGTAGCGCTGCCACCAGGCCTCGGATAGCCCGGATTCGATTTCCTGGGCGCGCAATGGATCTCCGGAGGCCGCCTGTAAGATGGCGACCCACAAGGGCACCTCAGCCGGAATGCCCTTGAAGAACAGTCGCATCTTTTGGCGCTCTTCCCAGGTCAGGCTAAAGGGTTTGCATCTTCTCCGCCGGAGATGGCTGTAAGCATCTCACGGAATTGCGCCCGCGAAGCGTCCAAGAGGGCTTCCCTGGCTTCTGTGCGCCCGGAGGGCTTGGCCACGTAATCGGCCAGGAATTCGACCAAGTCATCCATCAGCCTGACGGTTGGATTCTTCTGCAATCCCTCCATCAGCTCGACCGCCCTGCGCGCCCTCCTCAGATAGCCGGGCTCGTCTGGCGATGGGGGTTTGAAGATTAGGTTTGTGGTTTTCTCATTCTCGGTCATGGCAAATCTCAAGGTATGCTTGCAAGTTCATTGCAGATTGTCAAGGCCGCGAAGAGGGCCGCCGTAGAGTTATAGCGCGCCCGCAGAGTGCAGGCCAGGACATCGTTGCCGTTCTGCTCGCCCAGTGGATCGAATTTCTCGTACTTACCGGCCAGGTCGATCCTGAGCGTCTTGTAGGTATAGGTCGTGCCGGGCGTGCCCAGGGCAGAGCCCTCGATGGCCAGCCTGAGCTGCCGAGGGGTCTGGTTGCGCCAGGCGGTCTTTTCGGTGACTGCACTGGTGTTGTGCTCGTAGGTCAGCTTGAGCAAGATCTCTGGCATGGTGAACTGGTGCACGCCGAAGTATAGCTGCCCATTGGCGGTTAACTTGGGGATAATGCCGGTCTTGACCGAGAGCTCGAAGCCGAGCAGGGTATCGGAGACCAGGGTCGTGCCCAACGTGCCGCCCACCGCGTCGATGTAAAGTTTCGATTTGGTGAACAAGATCTCTTCCACAGTCGGGATGGAGATCGAACCGGTGAAGGTTGTATTGGTGACCTGCCTGCCGATCCATTGGGCGTCCATCATCAGCGCTTCGCCGGGGTTGCCGGATAGCTTGAAAGAATCCACGAAGGCATACTCCATCTCTTCGGCCTGCTGGTTATCGCCGCCCTCGATGGTGTAAGTCTTGATCGTGTTCAGGGCCGTGGTGGGGAAGGGATAGGCGTAGATCTTGCCTGATCCCGCACCATCCGCCACGCCCGTACCCACTAATTTCACGCCCGCTTCCAGGATGTGTGGGAGCTGCTCGAAGGTGGCTTCGACTGACTCGAACGAGATTGCCCCGGCCAACTGGGAAACATAGGAGCGGTCCGTCCCGCCGATGATACCCACGTTCTCGTCCGGGAACTTGATCTCGCGCTTGTCGTCCAGCACCCCCAACCCGCGCCAGATGGTGGTGGATGCCACCGCTGTTCCTGCATTTGCTTCTCTCAATTTTGTTACTCCGCTTTGCGGGGCTACATCATTTCTGTGTAGCTCTTATGGTTCGCTTCCCATAAGTTCAGACTATCGCTTCACCGTTCGGTGTCCCTTCGCTTAGTCGTTGCGGCTGCACGCTTTCGCTGCTTGCCTCGGGTTGCCATCTCAGGTTTTCCCGATATTCAGAAGGGATTTAGACTCAGCTAGAGATTAACCGAGTTGGATCTTTCTTAATAAACGAACGCCAGCCATCAATCACTCTCCTTCTTGGGTTTCGCATACAGGCCGGTGGAGAGCAGGTGCTTCTCTCCACCGTACTGTTTCACTTCTTCCGCGCTCAGATCACGAGCCGGAATTCCAGGTATAAAACCACTTCCAATATAGATAAGCATATTAATTCTCTCCTTTTACATAGGCGTAAGCCTCGAAGACATTCCCGCCAGACGTGAATTTGACTTCGATCCGGTAGAGCGTGTTGGCGACCAGGCTTTTTAGAAGCGGCAGGGTGATCACATCTCCGGAAACGCCAGGCGTGCCGCTCATATTCGTGCTGGTGGTATCCGTGCGCGCCCCATCTGCGGCGATGGAATAGACCTTGGCCGAGACGCTGGTGGGCGACGCGCCCCAAGGCGTTGTGGTGAGCTTGTAGGCAATCTCTTCGTCTACGCCTTGTTTTTGCAAGCCTTGGGTGACTTCGCGGGTGGTCATGATTTCTCCAAAACTGTCCAGTTCAGCTCGCGGCTGGCAAGCGACCAGTCCCTGGACCGGCCGGGAATCGTCCAGGCGGTTGAGCGGGAAAGCAGGGTTAGCGCCACAAACAATGTCACTGCCGGGGGGACTTCCCCAGCCGCGAGAATCGCCAATACTCTATCAAGCGCCAGCGCAGCACCTATATTTATGTTCCCAAGGGTCGAGATACCAAGAGAACGAGCCAGTGCCAGGCTATTCCCTACCTCCGCTTGAGTCGCCAGCTCGCTTCCCATCAGACGCGCCAGGACGGTCGTGACTTCCGCCTCGAGCATCTCCTCCAGGCTTTCAGCCATCGTCCGTGCCAGGGACAGATCGCCAACCGCCTCGACCTGGTCGCTCTCTGCAATTGCGCCGGCCCTGGCCAATATCAAGTCCATAAATAGATCAACCTGCGCACTCTCGGCAATTGCGCTGCTGCGCGCCAGACTGATGCTCTCCTCGACCGGGACTGACAGGGGGATGGCGCAGCGCATGATGCGCCCGAGGGTGATGCTCTCCTCGATGGGCGCTCCGGCGATCTCGCCTTCCGCCGTAATCGCTGCGCTGCGTGCCAGCGCGACCGGGGATTCTGCCTCAACCTGATCGGCTTCGGCAACTGCCGCGCTTCGCCCCAGGCTCAGCACACCTTCGGCGACGAGATCCTCGATCTGGGTTTGAGCCTGTGTTCTCGCCAGGGATACCGCTGCGCTTACCTCGATCTGCGCACTCGCCACAGCGGCAGCAGACCTGCTCAGGGTTATCGATTCTTCGACCGCTCCGCCCTGGATTTCCTCGGAGATACTCACTGCGGAGCTTCTGCCCAGCGACAGCGCCGCCTCTGCTTCGACCTGCTCAACATTAGTGATGGCGGCGTTACGTGCCTGGCTAATTGCAGTCTCGACTTCGAGCTGCTCAGCGATGACAACGGAAGCGCTCTTGCCAAGGCTGATGCTCTCCTCGACCACTTTTTCCCCCGCAACCGTGATCGCTGCACTACGGGCCAGAGACAGGCTGATATCCGCTTCGATCTGCCCGGAATCGATTACTGCCGCGCTGCGTCCCAGGGACAGCGCATTGCCCAGTTCGGCCTGGCTGCTTCCCGCAACAGCCGCGGAACGCGCCAGGCTGATGCTCTCCTCGACCGGCCCAGCCGTTGGCACATATTCCACCAGAGCCAAAAGCGTCGAGATCCAGCACTGGTCGCTATCGTCAACGTTGATGCGCAATCCGATCTGCATCGTCGCCAAGTCGGCCGCAGTCCAGGGTGTCGTGCTGGCTCCGGGCAGGTCGTAGGTGATCAGCTTGATATTGGAAGGCAGCGTGCCGTCCGCATTGCTAAACCAGGCAGTGCTGTTGAGGATATGACTGGCTGACTCCTCGATTGTCCCGCCAGAGCTGGCCTTGATACCGGTGACAAATCTTGGATCAGCACCGACAGAGGACGACAGCGAATGGCGCACAAACACGCCGACCATGTTGACCGTATCAACGTCCCCGGGCGGGGCCTCGACGTTATAGTAGTCATCAGCGTCTAACGTGCCCGAGGACACATAGTCTGTAACGTCATTGGGGGTGACCTCGTCGGTCTGAGACCAGTTAGCCCCACTGTCCGTACCTCCACGGGCAAAATCTGCTGAGTCGCCCGCCGCGTTGGGGCGCAGCGCCACAATGCTGCCTGCACCGGGGTAGCTGTTCTGGAACGAGCCGGTAGACGAGTTGATCGCTATGTCATCGAAATACCACTCCCCCTGCGTCTGCGCCTCAGAGCGCAGGTTGCCGCCGACGATGATCGAGTTAGCCCCAGTGGATAACGATCTGGTACTCGATCCGGCGAACTCCGTCCCTTCCAGGCGAGCACGCACGATGCACGCCCCCGCTCCGCCCACGGTGGACATCTCGAGCTCGATGCGGTGTGCAAATGACTGTAAGGTCAGAGCAGGGGATGCCGAGCCAATCGCGCCGTCCTCGTCATACAGACGCAGCACACCGGTATTGTCAAGCGTTACCCAGATGGCCGGAGTAGCCACACTCGGCGCGTCATTCAGGACGATGATCGTGTTCTCAGCGGATGGAAGTGTCTCCGGGCGGAGATACACCCGATAGTAAAAAGGCCCGGTGCCGCCTCCCGCCACATATTGATAGGCCAGCCACTTGGGCGTGGCAGAGACCAGCGAGGCGAGCTGTACGCTATACCCGCCGGAGCGTTTGATGGTGCTGGAGATCGTCGGTGCGCCCGTGCTGCGGGCTGTCCACTCAACGCCCGGCCCTGTATCGTTTAGCTCTGCCCCCAGATACGCCATGCGAGCCATCAGTCACTCTCCCAGTCGCGGGCAGCGATGCGCGCCCGCAGGTCGTCCAGAGCATCGGAGAAGCTGAGATCCTCACGCAGTAAGGGTTGCCGATCTCTCACGAGGTCGGGAAACACCTCACGTAGCAGCCGTGACGAGCAGGCTATCCCCCACAACGGCCTGACTAGCATGCGTCGATCAACCAGGCGGTTGATCTGGATTTGCAGCCCGGCCACCGTGAATTGCAGATGGTCGGTGACAATCGCGCAAATGTCCGCTCCGTAATCGACCGGGCGCTTGATCAGCCAGTTCCAGAAGCGTGGGTGACTGCCAGTCTTGTCCGCGTTGTCAACCGGGCTGTATTGGACGTTTACGACATCCAGAGCATAAAAGTTATTGGGTTGATTGACTCCGGTCGGGAGAACTTGGAAGAAGGTCACCTCATGCTGGGTAGATAACCCGGCAATCGTGTAATAGACGCGGGAAATCTCTACCCCGTCCTGGACTGACGGGTCGAACTCCTCTCCTGCCAGATTCAGCACATGGCGAACGGCAACAGCCGCCAACGCGTTGATTTGGTTGCGATTGGCGGCTGGTGTCTTGTTATGGATCAGTCCCAGCGCCAGGAGCATATCTGCCTCAAAAAAAGAAAATATAAAGTTGTTAAGGTGCGACAAAAAGCAGCGGTTATTAACAACCGCTCATTGAAAGTATCAGGTGCAAAATGCGGGCAGCAAAGTCCCGGCAGGATCAGCCACAAGTCAGACTCCCCGCAGTTTTTCGTAAGCCTCCACGGATGGGCGTAGCTCGTCTGTCAAGGAGATCGGCTGGCGCTCGTCCTTCCTAGCAATGGTCTTGCTTTGCAGGGCAAGACCATCACCGCGAAAGTTTTCCCCGACTACCAGTTCGACCTTGCCGCTGATAGTCAACCCAAATGCTTTGCTGGCATAAGCGAGGGGGTTGGCGACAAACATGTCATAGAAGAACGGCTCGATCTTCTTCCCTGTGTGCTTGATCATCCAGACGTAAGAAGCCGAGAACTCCGCGTCGCTGATCTCTAAGTTGCCCTTTGCCCGTAGCGCAGCCAGCACCTTGAGCGGATGGCGCAGGATCATGAACGCACCGTATGCCAGGTCAAAACTGGACGCAAGGTTCGCTCTCCATAGTTTCTCGACCTCCGGGAAGGGTGCCCAGATATCGCTAAACCCGTACATCGCCAGTCCAAGCGACTTCGCCAGCGCTCCGTAGTCTTTCAATTCCCAGTCATCTTCCAGCCTGACCTCGCCGTACCGGGTCGATTCCAGGGTGATTGCCCTGTGTCCGCCGCGAAACATCTCCGCGATGAATAGGCATCTCTCGATGGAGTTGAAGAACTGCGTGATGATCGTACTACCGGAGCAGGGAAACGAGAACAGGGCGACAAGCAAAGGCTTATCGCCCTTGGTCGCGATCTTCATGACTACGTCTCGTCCCAGACCATGTGTACGGACACGTTGGATGTGCCCACTGCCGAGCGCAGGCTGAGCTGGCCGGCGTTGCGCACGATGATCTCCTCGCCTGGTCGTGCCACCCAGCGGTAGATGCCGCCGTTAGCATTGACCGGTAGACGGAGCATCGGTGTACCTGACAGGGTCGGTTGGGTAACCCAAGTCGTGTTGACGGTTTGGGCCGAGGCCGGAGCGTCCGGGTCGAGCTTCTCCGGGGTGATTGCGCCGCCGGGGGTAGCACCGCCCGTTGAACGCTGTACCATCAGCTCGTTTGCTGCACTGGCCGTGCCCATCCCGCCGATGCTGACCTCGATGATCGCTGCCTTACGGCTTGCCGCTGTGACCAGGGTCATCGTATCATCGGTGGTGCTGAGTGCAACGTTGCTACGTGTTACTGAGAATCTTGCCATTTTTGTTATCCTCCGTAAGTTTTCCTATATGCTCGTATTGAACGTACAGGTCATAATGGATCGAGCCGTCATCATTCAGCCCGGGGACAAGGTGGATATTAGCCACGTAGTAGCCTGTGCGCTGGATGAAATGCTGTAGTGCCTCGCCAAGAGCCTGGTTGAATTCCTGGGTGGCGATAGAGAAAGTTTCGCGATCTTCCATTGTCTCAGTCATGGTTCAATACTGAGCAATCAACAAAGTCACGTCAACAGAATCGTCGTCATTTGCCTGGGCTATCGTGACCTTGACCTTGTCATGGATCACCACTGGGGCGAACTCACCCGTCACTGCAACCCCTGAGGTGTCATGGTTCTGCACCACGGGGTAGCGGACGACGTCCGTTGCCGCGTTTACCAGAGACAGGATCGTCTGCGCCGGGAAGGCTGACACTCCTGCAGTCTCGACCGTCACGTCCGTAGTGGCTGGGGGGCTATCAAGGTACTTGACGTACACAGCAAGTATCCTGCCGCGCACGATCTGATCTGTCGTCTTGTTAGACGTTGCAACGCCAGCTCCGCCAGCCGCGAGGCCGGAGTTGATCGGGCCGACCAGACTCATGATCATTTTTCTGCCTCGCTTTCCGGTTCGCCCTGCTCCGGTTTTGCAGCCTTGCGGACGTCTGCAACGGTGACCAGTCCGTCCTTGCCCGTCCCTGATACCTGGGACAAATCGACGCCCGTCTCGGCAGCGAGCTTCTCTGCCGCTTCCGTAATCATCGGTTTTGTCTCCTCGGCCTCCGGCTCACTGGAGGCGACCTCGATATCGAGAAACGGATTCGCCAGCGCCTCCGCGATCCTGTCCGGGGGCACGTCCGTCCAATGATGCTTGGAGAACTGCACCCCCGCACAGGCAGTGATCGCAGAGAGGCGCGAGTCTTGTTTGACTTTTGCGCGCATCATGTATTCCCTTCTTGCTCCCGAACAGTTGCCCGGGAGTCAGCTACGCCACGGTGACGCCGGTATTGTTGACGATCAACCAAACCGCGTTGTGAGCAACCAGCAAAAGCCCACTACCGATTGCAGCCGCAAATGTACCTACGTCACCCGTCGCACCTGCCCCGTTGAAGCCTGGAGTAGTCTGCGTCACAGTATGAGCCGCAGCAGTGGCGCTGATGATGCACAGGAGCGTCCCGTTCTGCGCCGCAGTCGGAGCAGCGAGGGTCATCGCAGCCGCTGTTCCTTTGGTAATGACTGCGATGGCGGATTCGATAGCGATTGCTCCATCGGCTCCGTACTCGGTAACCTTGAAACGTTCGCCGGACAAGACACCAGCCATCGTCAGAGCACCGCCGGACACGATTGCGCCCGTCACGTTGAGAGGGCCAGACAGATTAGTTTGAGCCATGCCAGCCTCCTACGTATTGCCCATAACAGCCAGCCGCCAATCCCCGTAGAATACCTGGTAACGGGCATGCCATTTAAAGTAGCGCACGCCGCCGCCGCCCTGGGTTTCATCATCCCAGATGATCAATTCGGGGTTTTTACGGTTTTGAAGGTTGACCGGTTTTTCGGGCATGGAGGTGTCGATAACAAACCATGCTGAGGTATCCAACCAGCCACCGGGGGCAACCAAATGACGCACGCTCCCGGCGTAGGGGTTGATACTGCGATCCGCAGTGGCGTAGTCCTCTCGGTTGGCTGAAATCTGCGCAGCGATGCGCTCCAGGTCGGGCGGAACGATCAACAGGTTATGGTTGAAGCCGATTGGCTGCCCGCGATCATCCAGGAACTTTGCCGAGGCAACTTTGACCGTCTCGAAGTTGTTCAGGGAAAGCGCCAGGGCGAACAGGTTGTCCTGTCCAGTCTGGTACTCCGCGCCTGGGTCGATGTGGGCGTTGTTAAAGAAGGTCAGATTGTCATAGCCGTTGCCGTAGGTCGCGCCGTCACCGGAGTTAAGGGCGGAGAAGGACAGATAATCCTTGTGGCGCTCGAAGTTCACTGCCGCGCCGCGCGCCCATCCTTCCAGGTCGCCTGCCCTGTCGTCGTCGATAGCGTTATGGAAAATGCCGACCGCGATCTCGTAGTCAACGTTGTAGACGCGCACCGCGCGCTCGTTGCCGCCCACGATCCGGATCGACCTGCCCTCGTTGGACAGCCCGACCTTGACCGCGCCGGTCTCGCCATGCAGCCCGCCTGCGCCCTGTTTCCCGGCGTTCTGGACGGGCCAGGGGACGTTGCCCATGTCGGCGTAGTCTTCGAACGACCCGTCAGAGGTCACCTCGCGAACGAAAGCTGAGCGCATGGGAGTAAATGTCTTGCTGCCCAACAGGAAGCCAGTCCGCACCATGCGCTCCAGGTGCGCGGCGATGTCTTTGCGTGAGATTGCCATTTGATTTTACCTCCTAGATTACGTTGATTACGTCGCCGCGTTAGCCATCAAGAACGCTGGCTCGATGTTGACCCAGACGTAGCCGTCAGCAACATCCTCGATGTACCCGACCCACAGGTTGTTTGTCGAAGTGGTGGTAATGGTGTCGTCATCCGAGGCGTAGGCTGCCGCGCCAATGTCGGTGATTGCCAATGATCCTGCGGCAAATCCCCATACACCGTTGCGGGCAACGGTCACCTCGACCGCGCCGTCAGCCAGGTTAGAAGCCTTGACTTCCTGCTTCTCCACTGCGATGCCGCCAAAGATGTCACCTGCCGCCATAGCCACTGACGCGGTACTCGGGACAGCCCGGAAGTAACCATCGGTGTCGGAGACGTCGCACACCAGGAGCGAGCCTTTATAGACGGTATGTTCGAGGTTGCCCGCGCCAAAGTTGGTATAGCCGGCCAGCTTGAGTTTCTCGTAAGCCAGGTTCCCGTGGGCCAGCCGCGCGGGGCGCTGTTTGTTTGCAGATAGAACAGCCATTTGTTAGACCCTCCGTATGTTTCTTGTAAGTTTACGCCTCGGCAGATTGCCTCCTGCCAGGGCTATTTGTTCCAGGCGCTCAGGTCATACTGGGCCAGGTCGCCCAGCTCGTTAACCAGCAACGGGCTGCGCAGATCGACAAGAGTCAGCTCACCGGAGTCCAGCTTCTCTGCAAAGTATGCGGGGAGCTTCCCTGTGCCCTGCGGCCTCTTCTCGTTCCCGATCTCCGCGAACTCGACGATCCCGTCCTTGGCAACCTTCTGAACCAGATCGTTCCAGAAACCAGCCTGGTCTTGGGGAAGGCGCAACAGCGCTTCCGCGAGCTGATCTGCCTGGATTGGCAGGGCGTACGGATACTCCTCGCTGCCGATGGTGACCCTAGTTGCCAGCTCCTGGGCATCGCGCTTGCGCGTCACCTGGGCCAGGCGGCGCAGATACGTCTCCTCTGCCTGCTTCTGGATCTGCTCGTAGTGCTGAGCAAGAGCGGACTCGATGCGCTCCTGAGCTTCGCCTTCCAGGTGTTCCAGGTTGAGCAGTTTGACCAGGTCTACCACGGCATCCGGATTCCTGTCGTCACCGGGCGGGAGCTGATCCGGGGGCGCGCCGATCTTGGTCACCAGCTTGGCAACCGCCCCGTCAACTGTCTTCGCGATCAAAGATTCCAATTCCTGCACGTCCATGTCTAAAACCTCCTGCGGCAGTGTATCTGCCGTGTCAAATTCTTGTTCCGCTTCCGCGGGCGGGGACTTCCCCGCGATCTTGTAAATACTTGCGGGTGCGGGTTTATCGAACGCACCCCGCCACATGCTGATGATCTTGTTGGCTGCCGCCTTCCGCCTGCCAGCGAACCAGTCCTGGGGCACATCGGCTGGTTTCTTGACCGCGCCGATTCCCCTGGCACCTGAGGCGGTCGCCCGTAGGGCGTTGCGGTTCGGGGCGCTTCCGGGTGATTTGCGAATCGGGAGATAGCACAATCCTTTGACGGGTTCATCCTGGCCGGGGTATCCGTTCAGGTCAAGCAGCGAGACTTTGCGCAGGTCAGCCACGGTCAGATCGCGGCGCACCGCGCCGGCGTCCCACGGAGAATTGTCGAATTTAGCAAGCTCGGTTGGCTCGCCTAAATTAAGAGCGCGGCGAAACATATCCCGCATCGCCTCGATCCAGTCTTTACGCACCTTGACCCAATCGTCAAAGTCGGCAAACTCGATCCCGTCGTCCGTGCGTTCGTAGGGCACCTTGAAGTAATCCCCGTCCCTGCTGACGATGCAGTAATCGTCGAATACCTCTGTCACCCAGCCCGGCGATTCCGTAACCGCCTCATGCTTGACCGGGTGCATCTTGTTCCACGCCTCGTACACGTCACGGATTTTCTCGTCATAGGATTCGTCATCATCGTCCTGCAAATCCGAGATTACCAGGACCGATGACATCTCAACCGGGCGTAGCAGAACGTTCTGCTTGCCGTCACGAGAGGCGGGCCAGTTGGTCAATGAGCCGCCGAGTATGACTTTGTTTTTCAAGTCCAGCGTGGGGGAGAACAGCTTGCGGATGCCCTTCGAGATCAGCTCCTTGCCGACTTCCGTCCAGCGAGCCACAAAACGAATGACGTTCATCTTCTTGCCGTCCGGCTTGTCCACCTCCGCCAGGAACACGTCGGTGATCCAGCCCGCGGCGTCGCCTTTGTCGTGGTTCTGTGCATCTATCGGCAGACCGAGCACGCCACCCGATTCCGAGCGAAGGAACTCGATTGCTTGTTTCGTGTTGTCAACGTATTTTTGTAGGTCAGCCTCCTTGATCACTACGTCGCGCCCGTACATATCCTCGAACTCTCCGGGCGCTACTCCGTCGAATGGTTTGCCGGGCAAATCCACCTCGCCCGTCATGTCGATGAACTGAAATTGTTTTGTCACATCTTCCCGTCCTTCCATTCGTTTTTTAACAATGCCGTTCGCGACCCTGAATGCCATCCCTTCACAGTCCTCGCCGCCCTCTTCCGTACACCTCGCATGGGTGCTGTTCCAGACCTTCACCCACTGCGAGCGCAGCCTGTCGGGGAGCTTCTTTATGTTAGACGGCAAGTCCGGGTCATTCTTGCCCGAGTATGGCATTGTCCACCTGAAACAAAAAAACCGGGCGCAAAATGCGTCCGGCCAGCCTGGAGACCCCTCCAGGCGAGGGCGGTTATTAGATTACCCAGTTTATAGCAAAAATCTTCCAACCTGTCAAGTGGTTCGCGGCAACTGTCAGAAATTGCCTCTTGACATATTTTCTAAACTAGGCTATAATAAATGCAGGACAAAAGATCAGAGAAAGGACAAAGACGTGGATCACAATTTCGACCCCAACCGTATACAATTCAGCGACAACCTAATCCGGAGCTTATGGAACGAAGCATTGTACTGGCTCCAGCACGGGGCGAACCACTCGGAAGCTCGCAGGAAGCGTGAGATGCTCGAGGACTACCGGAATTACTGCTGGCAAGAATTCACAGAACGTTATCCCGGCGCATATTATTTTCTTCTAGGCAAAGCCCACGAAAACGAGAAGCGCATCCTCGCACATGAATTGGAGCAACCGTACACCAAGCCAGAGCGCAAGCGATGGATTGAATCAAGGTTGGCTGATCTGAGTTGGCTGATCTGACATACTTTGATACGTAACAACCAGTGATCAATCGGAAAGGAAATCAAATGGACACAAATGAAAGCACAGACAAGATAATCGTCACCCTGGTTTACATCGGAACAGATCATGACGGAAAGCATGTGTACCGCGAGGTTGACGGCGAAGCCCTGGGGGAATACCGTGTGTTCGGCAAAAAAATCGGCAGCTATTCGTATCCGGGGATGATGTTCGAAATCCAGAAGATAAGCGGCGACGGGTTCAGCGTTTACTCCAACACAGTCAACAACGTCCGCCCCTTCCCGGACGAGGACAAGCGCGCAGAGTGGAGCGCGGCGCACAAAGCCAACGAAACCCTGCGTGACATGCAAAAAAACGCCATGAAAGTATGGATGCAGGAACAGTTGAGTCCGATCCGGGATGCCTACCATCAGCAAAGTACCGGGCGACGCAAGGCGGCATTCCTGGCGACAGTAATCGAGTATCTCACGAGGTAAGCCAATATGGACGTGGTTTACTTGATAACCGCTTACTTGGTTGCCGGATTCATCACTGCCCTGCTTCTCCTGCTGGAGATATTCCTGTATCCAGATCCAAATATTCCCGAATGGAAATTACTTGGAATCACCATCATTGCCTGGCCCCTGGTCTGGTGGTGGTATCTCCGGGCGTAAGCCTCACTTGCGAAACTCCGCATCGGCGTAATGGATGAGACGGTGAAGGTGTACCGTCCATCCATTGTCGCGTTTGACCAGGCGCAGATCGAACGTGCCTTCGGGGAGTCTGTCCACCAGGCGAGCGATAGAAAGTGCCCGGCGTGACACATCCCCGCGGTCAGGCTCTTCCCTGACCTCTCCGAAGGGCGTGAAATCGACCTCGTTTCCATCCCCATCAAAGACTGTCATGCCGATTGTAGCGTCTCCCCGAGCAACTCAACTGAGCGGGTAATCATCGAGCGCACCAGCTCGTTCGCCTCTTCGTCAGCGCAGCCGTAACGCTCGACAAAGATTTCCTTCGCCGCGTTGCCGGCTGCCAACAGAATCGCTGTCCCGTACACGGAGTCGTATGTCGCGTTGAGCGCAGCCATCTTCTTGTTGACCGCCAGCATACGGTTCGACCGCCGCTTTCCTGACTTCGTATCATCCGTCATCTGTCTGTACCTCCACGTCCGGGAATCGCTCCATCAGTTGAATGTACCTGGCGACCAACCGTTGTCCGTAGTCGATAGCCTTGGTCGCCTGTTTGAATTTCCGCCGCGCGCCGCGCTGCCGGCCACGTAGCACGACAATTGCCTTGTAGCGTTTGTCGCCGTTGTGCGTGCGCAGCTTCGCATATCCCTCGTAGCGGTTCTCCAATTCGTTCACGTTTATTTGAACTCCATCGAACATGCGCAGTTGCCGTCGCAGCGTGAGCCTATCGTCGGCGGCGGGAAATAGCCGAGTGGTTGCCAGCCCTCCGCGGCGTAGCCCTCGCAATCGACGCAGTGCTCCACGGGTGAAAGCACCCGGCGTTCTTCGGTGTACTTCTCGGATTCCTTCTTGGCCTGGCGCTCCGCGTCGTGCCAGGATGACACCACGCTATCCGCGATCTGCCTGAGCTGGTTGCGCATTTGAGCCTCCGAGATCTCCCCGTTGGCGACCTGCTGCGCCAGCAGGTCAATCCGCTTATAGTCCTGCTTGAGGCGCGCTCCCATGCGCCCCCAGTCAGCGTAGGTAACCGCCTCCCTGCCACCGCGCCCGAACACGGTCAGCACCTGGCGTCCCTGGCGCAGCTCCAGGGCGACCCGCTCCTGCCAGTCAGGGAGTGAAAGCTGCCCGGAGATAAGGCGCTCGGTCAGCCGGGTCAAGTTCTTGCCAATCACCTGCTCGTGGTACGTCCGCACCCTGTCCAGGACGGTTCCCATCTTGACTGCTTTGCCTGTCCAGCGTGACACCCACTCGCCGAGCTTGCGCACGAACTTGTACCCGGACAGGCGCACCAGGAATCGATCCCAGGTCAGCCCTTCCCGACGGGCGACCCTCCTGGCGGCAAGCGCCATTTCGAGAGCGTCTTGGACTGTCGTCATTCCTCGACGACCTCCGCGTCCAGTAATTCCAGCAAGCCGGGGTCGTGCTCCTTTGCCCAGCGACGAAAGCGGTTGAGGGCCGTCTGGACTTTGCCAGCCGGGTCGTTGGCGATATACTCAACAGTAGTGGGGCGTTCATCCGGGGAGACTGTGAACGGGCGAAAAGCTAGTTCGCGTTTTACTCCAGATAGCTTGAAAGTTTCGTGCTTGCCTCCCCAAACGAGGTGTAGCGCGCCGAACTCCAGATCAATCCCAGCCTCCACTGGAGGGAGCGATGCGATCTCCGTGGCATACGCCAGAGTAACATGAGGAATGAAACCGTGAGTACGGGAGTGGGCGATCCCAGCCCAACGCAGGGCGTCCACCAGGCGTTGACGGAATCCGGTGATGTCCGGGGAGTCTACCAGGGCAACGTAGGCTTTGCCAGTCCCATTCCCGGCCAGATCAAATACAGCGCGCCCGGTCACCCTGCCTGTCACCGGGGGCATGCTTGCAGCAAAGGCAGCCAACGCCTTCGCTACCTCAGAACGTTTTACTTTGACATCCGCCTTGGGACCCAAAAACGCCAGGGTCAAATGCAGCTCATCCGCGGGGAGCGCCCCGTCGATCCCAACTGCCAGTTTTCCTACCGCCTCGGGTTGAGGATAGAAGGCGATCATCACCCCGCCGTTCTGCTCCAATTCCGCCAGCCTCAGCCATCCCAGCGTTGTTGACGGCTCTTCCGGCGTCCCTTCATCGTCGAGCGATTCTTCGCCCTCCTCTTCCGGCGCGGGTTCTGTCTCCGGTACTGGAGAGGTTTCCTCAAGCTCGATAACGGGGAGCGCCTCGGGGAGGAAGTCCGACTTGCGGCGAACCTCGATCAGGTCGTCATCGCCCAGCGGGGCGATAGCGGCGTAAGCCTGGATAAACGCGCCCAGGTTTGCCAAGTCGATCATCTTCTGCACCCGGCGTATGCCCAGCTTGGGGCGGCGCGTCATGTCCGGGAAAGCATCGCGGTTCACCGGGTAATCGAACAGACGGCGTCCGATCTGAGCGTCAGCCTGGTTGACGTATGATTCCGCCATAGCGTTGAACACAGCCAGGTAGAACTCGTTGGCGTCCTTGACCGAGGAATATGACCCGTAAGGCGACAGCGTTCCCAGCGCCGCCCACTGCATGGCAATCAGCGCCAGTTTCAGGATGCCGTAGTAACGAATCGTGTTGAGCAGCGATTCCGCAGCAGCGAACGGGGAGTCAACGACCTCGCCCTTGACGTTGCGCGGCCAGGCGGCGTAGTTGCCCTCCTGAGCGGTCAGCAGGGCGCGTACCATCTTCTTGATTTCCGTGTGGTCATCGGGAGTAAGCTGGCGATCCGTGGTCACCGAGACGTGACCGGCCGCGTGCTCAAAGCCGATCCCCATGACCACCTCGAAGTTGTACTTGATGCGCTCCAACCGCCAGAGAGCTTCCATGACCGGCAGACCTTCCGGGGAGTCCGGGTCACCGTGTACCACATGTAACGACCGTTCGAGTGGGATCGTCACGATCGGATTGGGGATGTCATATTGCGTAAATCCCCTGAGCCTGCCGCTCTTGTCGTCCAAGTCCCAAGCATAAAACGATTCGTAGTGGCGGAAGCCGAGCCGTCGGTAGCCGATCAGCCCGTCGTCATAGTCGCTGCGCCACGGGTCGTTGCCGGGAGGATGCCAGTCCTGCTTGCGCAGACCGGGAACCGCTTCCCACCATCCCCAACCGTAGAAGGGGACGCGGGTCATCGCCGATTCGATCCAGCGCCCGATGCCGCCCTCCAGGTCGTTGAGCGTCTCGTTGGCGAAATCAACCGCCCGCTTGTCATCATCGGTCGGGTCATCTACCTGGGGATCGATGGAAAACTCCACGCCGAGACGGGAGGCCATCGACGATTGTACCAGCCGGGCGACGGCCACCTCCGGGTCGTTGCGCCAGATGCGATTGAACAAAGGGATGCAGGTCGGGTAGCGCAGCTCTGAATGGTAAGCCATCCTGATGTACCCGCTCCAGGCTTCAATGCCTGACGTCCCCGTCTCCGCCCAACGTCGCGTCGCTTCTTGTTGGAGATCTGCGTTTTCTTTGTAAGAGTTTTCTCTGTAATCAGCCATGTCTTCTACCTCCAGGGGTTGACATAGTCGTCGTCCTGTCCCAGCCCCCGTACATCTCGCATTGACGGCTCGTCACCGAGCACGTAAGCAAACAGATAGCGGAGAGCGTCCAACAGGTGGAAACGTTCCTTATGCTCAATGGCGTCAGTAAAAACGCCGTTCTTGACAACGCGCCGATAGCTCCCGATCTCTGAAATCAGGTTGGGGCAGGAGTCGTGTACTACCAGGCGATATGAACTAATCAGTCCAATGATGCGATCAATCCCTGCCCAGACGTCGGTAATAGTCGGCTCGATCAACGGAATACCGTGCGCGTCAAAATCCTTACGTTGCTGCCGTTCTGAACGTGCCCCGCCCACCCAAGCAAAGATGTTATCCGTGGCAGTGAGCGTCAAAACATTCGCTGCATGATTTTCCGTAGTCAATCCGAACGGTTCGTAGTATTCGCGATAGACGTGATAGACGTCTGACTTCGGATCGTACGCCACCCACACCGCGGCAATGTACGCTCCGAATGGGTCAATGCCGACCCAGCGAGGCCACAGTTTGGGTAGTGGGACGGAGGCGACCTTGTGGCGTTTCTCGTCGAACGCCTCGTAGATTGCGCCCTCCGGGGCGACCCACGCCCCGCGATAAAGACGCTGACGGCGTGCCCCTGTCAGTTTCTTAAGCGGCTCCAGGCGCAAACGTCCGTGCTTGGTCAGTCTGCCGTGAGTGTCATAAATTTCCGGGTTATCCCTGTGCACCGTCTCCAACAGCTTCAGAGACCCAGAGCGGGAGCGGGAGAGAATCCAATGCGTAGGGTGAGCCGGGTTGCAGTCACCCATCAAAAATGCAAAGGGAGCATTGCCGGCGCGCAACGTGGCGCGGGTGGAAAGGAACTCCCAGTCCCCGAGCCAAAGCTCCTCTGCCTGGTTGACGTAGATTACGTCGCGTTCGGAAGAAAGCACCTTACTGTCCTTGTCCATGCCAGCGACCCAGATCGTCGATCCGTTGGGGTAAATGAATCGCTCCGGGCGTTTGTCGCCGCCGTAAGTCTCCACGCCGTCAGTCGGGAGAAGAATCTTGCGGATCAGCGTCTGTACTGCTGAGGGGTACAGATCCGACTGCTGCTTGCGCGCCATAGTGATCTGGATACCGGGGTATTCCCAGCAGAGCCGATTGAGGAGGGAGAGGGCACCCAACGTCTTGCCGGTGTCGGCTGGGCCGGAAAGGATCACCTCGCCGCGGCGATGTTTCTGTATCTTTGCAATGTTACCCCGAAATTCGTATTTGCGGCCCTTCGTCCGGGTGTCGGAGGGAGCAAGCCACTCGACCACCTGGCGCACCACACTTTCCGTAGCTGATACGTAGTCGCTCATTCTCTGCCGTTCCCGACCATGCCTGTCTGCAGGGCGAGTTGAGCAAAACGCTTCGCCAGGTTTGCCAGCTCAGCTTTATCAGAAACTGTCTGGTGGGCGGCGTCAGTCATCGCCCGAAACAGATTCAGCACCTGCTCGGAATGAATCATGGTCTGCATTTCCACACGTCGCCGGCGCTCTGATTCCTCGAGGCGTTGCAGGGTGAGCAGCCCGACCCGGATTTCGCTCCAGGCAGCGTAATCGGAGACGCCGCGGGCAAGGATTCTGTTAAGGGATGACAGCGAGTCTGCCACCGCCTCGTTATCCTTACGTTGCAGAGCTTTAACAAGTTCAGAGTGCGCCGCCTGGGCTTGCTGCCAGTAAAACCCAGCTTCCCCAGTATCGACCCTGGAAAGCAGATCATAGATACGTGACTTCCATAGCGCAATTTCGCCGACCAGGGAAAGCAGATCCGGGTCTTTAGCTGCCGCAGTGTAATGATCCACCAGTCGGGAGGGAAGGTACTTCGAGTACCCGCCATGCTTCCAGGATGGCGCGGCAATTCCCACGGGCGTTGCTCCGCCGTGAGTATAGCAAAAGGTCTTGCCGCGCATGGCGTGCCCGAGACACTGGCGATTGTTCCGGGCTGACCATTTTTGACAACGCCGTCGGCCTTCGTACCTGTGCCCCTGGGGGAAATCGGGGACAGGCACGAAGTCCGGTGGTTTCGGATAAAGTTTGACCCTTTGACTTGTACCCGGGTCATGGGGTTTCATTGAGCCATATCGTTATAGGCTCGACGGTGCAAGGATTGGCTTGTCTTCTCTCACCAAATAGATGCCGGGCATGGAAACGAGTGTGATGATCCCCTTGTATACAATCTGACCCCCGACCAGCGACAGCGCAGTGGCGAAAGGAATTGATTCTGCGCCGAATAACGGAGGCAAGACCACAAAAGCCAGCGAAGCAAAGACCAGAGAGTCTATCGGTAAACTGATTGCGTTTGATGTCAAGACGCGCGTCCACTGAGGCGCATTTGAGAAACGCTGTCGGTAGAAGTGATACACTTCGGTGTCGATCAGTTCGCTAATGATCTCAGCCGCGATGGACCCAACCGTGATTGCGGGGACAACTGCAAAGACAGCCGACCAGGCTTCACCCAGTTGATAGAATGGAGGCCAGGGCAGTCTTGCCATCCAAGCCAAGTACAGGGCTTGAACGATGTTGAATGCGCCCGCGCAAACGATTGCGGCCTGCGACCATGTCTTGCCCAGCCGTTTATGAATCAGATCACGGATAGTAAACGTCAGGGCAAAGATCAATGATCCTGCTGGCATTGTGATCCCAGTAATGGAGATCAATTTTGTCGCTCCAATGTCTGCCACAGCCTGGCAAAGGATGTAGCTTCCAATCAATGCAACGACGATCCAGATAGTTTTCTTGTTCATTTTTAACCTCGCTTGATGTTCGAAATGGATGCGCTCACCGGCGCGTGTACGGTTGACTCCGCGTGAACAGTCACGAACAGGAGTATGTCACCAAGCACCGCTTTGAGTGTATCGAACACCAAGCGGGCCAGGTCTTCGATGGTCATTTGATCCAGAGCAATTGTTTTCAGCCATGATTCAAATGCTTCGAATTCGAGAAGTGTTTGTTGAGGATAGAATTCTATTTCAATTTTGCCATAGAAAGCCGCCTTCCCTATTGAACAGATAGTTGAGTAGGATGGAGAATAAAAGACCTTCGACCCTGGGGGCAGGGAGTTATTGGGGATAGTCAAGCTCAATGTCATTTTGATAGTCTTCCTCTCTGGTAAACCAGGCGTTTTGTTGGGCGAAACCGATTGAATAAAACTCCCCAAAGGATAGCCTGATTTCATCGTTCAGCCTGATCAAGAGGAGATTCTGAAACCAGCCTGGGGGCAGATCGAGGGTGACCACCAGGCGCGACTTGTTGTCCCGTCTGAAAGGATGCATGCGTGAGTCCAGCTCGTCCGGAGTTGTTTCCACAGAAACGACCAGGTCGTTGTCCAGCAAAAACTGAGCCAGCTCCCATTTTTCGACAGTCTCTTTGCACAGCCAAACGTGGCCGAGATTGTGTTTCCGACAAACCGCCAAGATCATGTCAAATCTACCGCGGGTTGTTTTGCGCACAAAAAGGCTGGGAATACCGGCGAACCTGCCTTCTATCTCAATGCCTGTCCATAATTCAGCCATTCCAGATATTGACCTCCTGGGGTGATCTTCCGCTCTGCCGAGCAAAGAGGGGGTAGTAATACCTGCCACGATCACAAAGTCGAGCGATCTCAAAATGAGTGCGAGGTGAATCGATCACCTGATGAAACAGGCTCAAAGCGGATTCCAGGCTAAAAGCGGAGTATAACCGATCAGAAGGGACGCACTCCGGGAAACTGCGCCAATTCGGATACACCACGTCGCAACCGGCAATGCAGCCTTCCAGTAACGTCCAAGAAACGTAGTCCTGGAGCGAGCAATTAAAAATAATCTTCGATTTAGCCAGTTCCTGATAATATTCGTCCTTCGTCAGCCCTGCTCTTAGAGCAAATCGCGGCTGCTCAGAAGCCAACTGTTTTAGTTGATCTATCATACCGGGAGCATTGCTTGCAAACTGAGTACGGGAAGTGGTCACCATCCAAGACCAGTCGGGGTAAACCTTCAAAAATTGACGGGCGACCTCCAGCATAAATACCGGTTGCTTCTCCCCGTCCAGCCGAGAGGCAAAGATGACTTGGTTCTGTTTTTTTACGTCTGGAAGGCGACCGGCGACTTCGGCGTAATCTATGGGTAAGCCAATGACATGAATCGGCGCGCTAAAGCCAGCCTCCCGGAGTTGTTCTTTGTGGATCGAGCTCCCGACAAAAATCCCGGTCATCATCCCGTCATAGCTTATCTCGATAGGGCGCATCCAGTCACGCATCGGCCAGGTAAAATCGTATATGTCCACCGTCTGCGCCCATAACTGGGCATAGTAGTCCAGGGTGATGTTTTTAATATGCGCAGCGTAAAAGATGGCTTCGATCCCTGGGGTCCAAAAATCCTGCAAGACCACCACGTCCCCGTTGTTGACTCTGCCTTCGTCGACCAGGTGGAGAAACCGGGAGACCTGTGACAACGAGTAAACCCCCCTGCCAACCGCGTCCAAAACCACGCCGTCCCGGATGTCGTCTGCAAGCACAGCCCCTGGAATCGGGACAAAAGCAAGGTCGCTAAACTGGGCAAAGGCATTCGGAATCCACCACTGGCTAAGCTGAGTGGTGTAACGCGACTTGATCGGTTCCAAGCCAAAGTAAAAAACTTGCTTCTTAGTCAGCATAATAGTAAGCCCCGTTCTCGTTGTCCTCAAAGACACCGACGTAGAAAGCTGCCAGTTGATCGCATAATTCCCCGGCGATCATCTCACAAGACTTGCCTTGAAAATCATAGCCAAAACCGTTGTGTGGGTACAGACCGTCAAGAGCCGAGCGGATCTCGTTCTGGAGTTCAAAGAACTCGAGTTCCCGATCGCTGCCTCCCACTCTGAACCCGACTTTGATGTGCAGGTTATGGCGGTGGGTATGGCGCAAGAAAGATAAGTGTTCCGGCGCTCCCAGCCAGTAATGAAATCCAGGGACGACCAAACGGGCTTGGATGATGATTCTAGACATTTGTTTGATTGTAAAAATATTGCCAGTTATTGCTGTGCCAATTGTAAAGGCGGTAGCCTAACGCAGCCCCTGCCATGTAATTATCACGGTCGCCCCGGCGAACCTGGAACCCGTCCGAAACCTGGTTGTGGAGCGTACAGCAGCCGCCTTCCCCCAGCCTGCCAAAACGAATCAACGCCGAGGACAAGGTCGTATCAATGCTATCGAATAAAGGGTAAGCCAACAAGTAGTAATGCACCCCAAGACCGAGGATGTGAATCCATACATCGGGGTACTTTAACTTGGCAACGTTTGCCAGGTCCAATATCGTGCGGCGTACGATGTCAGCCTCCATTGCCACGTTGCCAAAAGCAACCCGGTCGTAGTTCTGGAGCAGGTAATGGAGATACGCGCTGTCATCCCCGACCGGGTGGACAACCGGTATCGGGACGAGTCCTCTCGATTCCATCCGTTCGCGGAGCAGAGTTTTCTGTTCGGTGTTGCCTATGTCCAGCTCAACGTAACCCCACAGCTTGCCCTCGTATTTATGAAGGAACCTGCAATACTCGTCGAAATATTTAGTCAGTTCGGGGCTGTTTATGTCGATCCTTCTATCTGCCGACAAAATTGAAAAAGTCCCCTCCCGCGCCATCTTCATGTAAATGCCATGCGTCCCGGAGTCGATCAATATCCGATCTTCCCTGCGAATAGAATGTTCCAAGTACTCGAAATCTTTTGGAGAGTCAAGCTCGTAGTAGGAGTACAAGTAATTGTTCTGCAAACCCATGTCCGCCAGGTAGGTAAGGGTCGCGTTAAACACCAGTTTGCCGGGCGTGTCCGCTTTCCCGCCGCCAGTAACTTTCTTATTGCTTGACGATAGCTGATTCACCGTACACCCTGAGCGCGCTTTGTAAGATCAATCCTGCCAGTTGCAGATCGGGCTGGACTAAAAAAAGATCGGTCGTCGCAGCTATCTTTGTAGTAAAGATCAAGGGACCTGGAAGGGGAATAAAGAGCATGTCCGGTTTCATCCGAACCGTATAGATCTGCCAGTCTCGAAAAACGTCGAGGATCGCCAAAAAATGCCGGCCTGCGATCAAGTAAATATCTCCCTGTTCTGCGTCCCCTTCGCTTGTATGTAAGCCAAAATCCTTGAATTTGTCCAGGAGCAGTCCGCGGGCTTCGTCCGGCGTCAATTCCTGGTTCATCGCCGCGATAATTGCAGCAATGTTGTTCAGGTCCTGCAAATCCACAGATACGGGCATCGTCGATCCAGTCGGGTCTTCCAGGGCAAGAGTTTCGAGCACCTTGTAATAGCCCTGCGCATCCCAGAGGCGCATGATCTCGGAGATTTCAAAGTCTCCACCAGACATCGTCAGGTTGTTTGCGTCGATGGCGTAACTGCGTGCAAGAGCCTTGCTGGCTGCGTCCGTGCCAACGACGAGAGGCATAGCCCAATCCCCTGTCTCGATTACCTTCGCTAATCCCCTGGGGAGAAGCATCCTTTGCTGCTCCATCTTGAAAAGAGCCTCGATCCTGCCATTGCCGGATTTAATCCCACCATCCCCGCCGGAGACGTTAGTCAACTGGCCGTCGAACTTCGGCAAGTCCTGGAACCCATGTTTGACGATAGAGGCGATCACCCCCCCAATGTCGTGCAGCTTCGGGTTTTCGTCCCACAGCAGACCAATAGCGTCCTTGACCCTGACCCAGATCAATTGAGGGGGATCATTAAATTCCAGTGTCGAGATATCGAGTTGGCGATCCAACGAGGAAGCCATTTGTTTCCCTTCTCTGATGTGCCTCTCGGGATGATACATCAGAAATGGGCAACCTGTCAAGAACTGCTGTCAGATTGATACTTGACATATTTTCTCAAATGGGATACAATATTACCAGGACAACAGATCAGAGAAAGGACAGAGACCAATGACTTGCAAAAACGGTTTTTTAGAGGAAGACGGCTACTGCACCCAATGTGGACAGAACCATTGGAAGAACCAGAAGAAACGCAGCTACGCCCCCCCTGCCCCGTCTGCAAAGGAAAAAACCAATGAAAACAAGGAAACTCAAAATCCAACCAGCAGGCGACCTGTATCGCCAGGCTACCGGCCAGCAAGCGGAGAAGTCCAGCCTGACGCTCTCCGGGAACTGGCTCCGGGAGCTCGGTTTTTAACCAGGCGAATACGTCATCATAGAAACTAAGCCGGGAGAGGTTACCATCAAAAAAATTGCCCCTTGACAAATTTTCTCAAATGGGATACAATATTACCAGGACAACAGATCAAACGAGAGGAGACAACGACAATGACCAAGAAATGCTACACCCTACCGACCGGAATGAGTTCCAAAGCTGATCAATGATCTCCTGGAGGCCGGACAGACCTACTCCGCCAGCCTGCTCAACAAGAACCTGTTCGATTGGGCACGCTACCAGATCCGCAATGACCTGGGATGCGATATCTTCGGCGCACTGGTGTACGAGTTGGAAACAGTCGCTACCCTGCATGGGGAAACAGCCGATCTCCGAAGGGAAATTGAAGTCTTCTCGACCCGTTACGATGAGCGTATAAAACTCTATGAGGAGCGCATCAAGCAATATGAGGATCGGATCGAAGCACAGAAAAGCAACAACAATTTCATCTCGGAGCAGTTCGAAAAATGGCGCGATATCGCAGAACAGAGATACGCCGAGGCCGTTGAAGCACAGCGACAGGTGCAAGACCTGGAGTTGGCAGTCATCCGGCTCAAAGCTAAGCTGTACGACCTGGAGGTGACCAAGTAAAGAGATACCAGAAGAGGAGCGCCGGAGCTGCCTTCCCGGCGCTCCTCCTGGCTTCGCCGGTTCCTGCCCGCTGCCTCAGGGCGACAAAGAGGCGATGGGGATGAGAGCCACGACATCCCCGGCGGGCAGGAGCTTACGAGACTCCAGAAAGGGAGAACAAGATGACAGAGAACGAAATGACGAATGGGGTAATAATCCTGGTCAAAGGAATGAGCTTTCCCCCGGGAACCAGAGTTGAGCGTGTCGGGGATTGGGTGTGGATCACCTTCCCCGAAAAGCCTTCCCTGGAGACCAGGGCAGCGTTGATCTCAGCCGGGTTTCACTGGATCGCCAAGCGCAGATCATGGGCGCATAACTGCGGCGTCAGGAGCGGCGGGAGCGAGAAAGATCCGAGGGAGAAATACGAAACGGAGGTAATGCTATGAAATTTCATGTCCTGGGAGAAAGACCCAAAATGACGCCGAATGGCATCGCCATCCCCGCGGAGTGGACCATCTTCAACGCCCCGCGACCGCTTTATGCCGGGAGCGTGACCATCCAAAACGAGGCGGGTGTATCGGTAGAAAAATACCTGGAATGGCAAGGGAAATTCCTGCACGGCATTTTCTATGCAGCCGTGGGACCCAATAACAGTTACGCCATCAAGCGCAACCAGGAGCTTGACGGGTGGGAGATCGTTTATCACAGCCGCGATTACCTCATGGCCTGGGCGCAACGATATTATGAAACCCACTATCAGATCGAGGATATCACCCAGCACGAGGCGTTCGACGAGCGCCATGTATTGAGCTTCGTACTCGATAAACTTCAAGAACAAGAAAGGGAAATGTAAAAATGAATACCAGAGGGCGGATTCAAGCAACAATCCTGTTTATAGCAATCTTGATTTTGGCGGCGCAGAGTACGGTCAGCGCTGCCTGCCCCGGCTGTCCGGTTCCCACAAAAACCGTTCAGCCGAGCACGACCCATACGGAGACGCCGATCCCCAGCCTGACGGCAACGGAGACAGTCATCCCCAGTCTAACGGCAACAGCCAGTCCGGACCCAACAGCGACGGAAACGGTCGTTCCCAGCTTGACGGCGACGGCCACAGTAAGCGATAATCCAATCGGCGAAACGCCGCAACCAAAAGCAACCGTCACTGCCCTGCCCGAGACCGGGATATTCGATGGTGACATCGGATTCAACGGGCTGGTACTGCTCGGACTGGCGTTTGCTGGACTGGCGCTGATTGCCAGGGCGATCAGGACAGAGGTAAATCGTGTACGTCGTAACTGAGACTGCGTTCATTGCCATGTTCATCCTGGCAGGGATCGGGCTTTTGACGCTCATGGTCATCGCTGATCGCGAGCTTGCCCGTGTCGATTGGCACTCCCTGTTCCAAAAAATCCTAAAGCAGATAATTGAAACCCTCCTGACTGTCGCTGATACTCTGGAGGAAAAAATCGACGAAAGGACAAAACCATGAACCTGAGAAAAATAGCTCTTGAGGAATGGGCAAAAACCCAGCATGACCGCGAAGAACGGGACAGCGAGGATCGCGAAAGATTCCGAGCCTACGCTGCAAGGAAGCTCTCTGATATGCTGAGGGTAGATGCTCAAGAGATCATCAAGAACGTAAACCTGGACAACCAATTCCTGGTCGGGGAGCTGCTTATCCAGGCTAGGCGCGTCGCTTCGGGCGAAGTTGATTTCAGAATCCTTCTCCCCTGCCCCGACTGTGGACTCAACGTCTGGTCACGCCCGTTCTACGGGCTGAGCGACCTGGGAGAGGTCATCGAGAACAGCATCACCGATTATACGCACGTCTGCAGAAGTGAAGCTGTCCACAAACCGAGCTGGATGATCACCAGCGATGAAATCGACATTGCGTATAACGAGCTGCTTACCGCAACCGTATCCCACCGCAAGGCGCAGACGGAGTACCAGGATCACCGCGAGGCCCGTAAGAAAACCTACCTGCTCAAGCTCGCCTCCGGGGAGATCGTCGGCAAAAACGAGAACGAGCGCGAGGCTGCCCACCGAGCCTTCGATCCCCTGCTTTACGCGGACGAGGAAACTGCCCGCGAGTTCGCCGCCAATGCAGAATTGACTTACGAGATGGCAAAAATCCGTGTTGGGCGCATCCGCGCCCTGCTCGCCTTTGCCCGCCTTGATATCCTGCCGGAGCCATGATATAATTACTGCCGTCTGTCTCCGTGGGGGCGAGACTGATCTGTGTCCTAGCCCGGCGGCTTGATCCCCGCCGGGCGCTTCTTTGTCAAGATTGCCCCTTGACATATTTTCTAATCTAGGCTATAATAAATTCAGGACAACAGATCAAACGAAGGAGACCTAAGTAAACTACGTCCCCGCTGAAGCGGGGAGCATTTGGACCTAACCCGAAAGGATTGATCCCAACGGTTGGTTTACAACAGCCCTGGCTGCAATATTTACAGCCGCATTGTGGTCCGCTGGCGCAGAGTAACCACAGGACACACAGGAGAAAGTAGATTGATTGGGTCGATTTGCTTTATCAACACAACCACATACCGGACAAGTCTGGCTTGTGTATTTCGGATCAACGAAGATCACCGGAACACCCGCCAGCTCAGCCTTGTAAGCAATATAGCTCCGAAGCTGATAGAACGACCAGTTAGCGTGCTTGCTTCTCTGCTTGCGTCTAACAGGAGCCTCACGGATTCCGCTCAAATCTTCAAGAGCGATAGCCCGTTGAGTGTCTTGCGCTTTTTGAACAAGACGCTTGCTGATCGTGTGGTTGGTATTACTTTGAAACCTGGCCTGCTTGCCGGAGATTTTCTTGAGTTTATGTTTTGCCGATTTGGTTTGCTTCTTCTGAAGGTTCTTACGGCGATGCTCGAATTTGCGGCGGTTATCATCGACTACCTCGCCGGTGAACTGCTCACCGTCGCTATCAACTGCCAGATTGACTATTCCAAGATCACAACCGAGAACGTCGTGAACGTCCTGCGGTTCTGGCGTCTCAACGTCACAGGTGGCAAGCAAGTAGAAATCGCCTTTGATAAGAGCGAGATCGCTTTCTCCACGCTGGCCCTGAAGCATCTCTTTTTGTCTTGCCCCGCAAACAAACGAGACGCGCTGGCGACCTTCGACCGTCCAGATCGAGACCTCATACAGGTCAACGTACCACTTAAGAATACGACTATCGAAAGCAATCGCTCCGGTCGATTTAAAAGTCCGTCTCACTTTTCGGTCGATCTTATAGCTGTCAACAACCTTGGAGATGCAGCGGATAACAACCTGAGCGGTGAGGTTGAATTGTTCACGAACGTCGTAGTAAACCAATTTGTGCAGCGGTACACGGGAAAATCTTTTATGCTCCCATGCCTGTTCGGAAATATAGTTGCAAGCAGCATTAGCCGTCTCAAGCGTTTGTTTGAGAGCAGAGAATTGTTCAGGTGTTGGTTGAAGCTTGACCTTTGCGGTGAGTTTCATACCCGTATTATATCACAGTTCGTCAATCTGTTGAAAGTAAAGGAGGCCGCTTTCCTCTCCCCCATGAATGGGGGAGTGTCCAGCGGAATTTTTCTATGACTACCACAATCGAGTACCACCAGGCAATGATCAAAACCACTCTGGTCAACGTAAGTCTGGAGCTTCCCGAATACGAGGGGCGCTCCTGGAGCGATGCGGAGATCAAAGAGGTCCTGGCGGGCGTAAAGCTGCCGGAGAATTTAGAACTCGGCCAGGCCCGCTTAGTTAATCTGGCTATCGGCTTCGTTACGATCAAAGACAACCAGGCGCATGTGCCCTGTGCACTGCGCTTCGAGGAAATCATCGGGTAAGAGGCTTAAAATGGACGCAGTAAAACTCTTGTGTGAAGAAACAATGAAAGCAGCAGTCCTGATCCTGCGTGATCGGGGAATTGCCAACGGAGCAGACCCCGCCAAGTTATCCGCTGACCTGCGATCCACGTTACGTGCAGAGATCGACCGGGTAATGGCTGAATGGCAAGAGGCTATTGGTGCTAACCTGGGTGAGGCCTGGCTGCGAGAGATGATGAATATCCAGTGCAACGAACTGGCGCTCAAGGCGCTGCGTGCCGGGGAATGGATCAGTTGATCACTCCGTACAATCCCAAAGGTGACATGGTCAAAGAAATCCTGGGGCGTCCTGTCGAGCTCCGCATGGTCATATTCGTTCACTCCCTGACCTGCACCGAGAGGACAGCCCGAATGGAGATGGAGCGTGCCGAGTGGGAGGCGACCTGGCCTCGTTACTGCCGGTCATGTGGCGGCTACGGGACAATGGAGTCCGGCGGCGACTGGGTCCCTTACGGCTCAGGGAATACGCGACTTCCATCCTACCCTGAACCCTGCTCGACCTGCGGCGAAGCCGGTCTTTGCCCCCGCTGCGGAGAACAGGTTGCCCACGACGCCGAATCTTCGGAGAACTTCTTTGAAGGCGAGGCCGCCTGCCCGTTCTGCGGTTGGTGCTGGGGAAAGAATCCCGGCGATGTTCTCCCTGAGGAACCGGAGTGCCACTGCTTCGAAATGGCGCACGGGTTCAGGGATTATTAGAAACGAGAGGAGTCACGACATGTTTGAGGGATATTCCGTTATGCAGGTTGCCTGGCTGGGTTATTGCCTGATCGGGCTACTCGTCATCTGTGCCCTGGGCATCTATGCAGTCATCACCGGGCGATGAGCAAGTACAACCGCAGGGGAGGCGCTCCGGTCACGATGGGGTATGTCCAGGGAGTGCGGGAGAATTACCCGCCCCAGTACCTGCATCCAAAATATCTAGTCTTCATCGAGCGGGCGCTGAATCTGAACCTCGAAGTCATCCTATACATGCCACAAGACAGCGTGTCCAAGTACGTGACCGTGAGACGCAAAGGAAAACGATTCAAAGTCAGGTTCAGCAACCATGTTCCAATCAAGTACCTTGAAGCGCAAAAATCCTGCGACTTCTTCGTCGGGGTAACGAACTTCGGCGTAACCAATACCGACCAGGCATGGACAGCCATGCTTAAGCATTTCAAGATCAAGGAGCATACGAATGAAAGTGACAAGCAGTAACTTCAAAGATTCAAAGTACAGCAAAGCCATTGTGGGGCGGCGCAGGGATAGGGAATATCCCCTGTGTTCTTCCGCCTCCGGCTGCCCCACTGCACGATACGTGGGCGGCACCAGCCGGTACCTGTGCGAGTGCAAAGACCCAACAAGCTGCCCGGGCGTCCTGCTGGCAGCCAGCCTGTACGAGGAGGCGGTCTGATGTTAAAACTCACAAAAGCACAAATGAAGGACCGTGACCGGATCGAAGCCTGGCTCAAGGGCGAGCCGTTCCGGGAGAACAGCCGGGACAAGAACCCCAAAGTCCCCGAGTTGAGCGCAGATCAAATCCTGGAAACCTACGTCCCGGAGTGGATCTCCGATGGTGCCAAGTATTACACCCCGCGGGAAATGGCCTTGTGGTTAGGCCAGAGCACGGACGTCGCCATTGATCCGCGTTATCCGTTCCACCTACTCGAACCCTGCGCGGGGATCGGCAACCTGCTCCAGCCGTGGGCTGACCAGACTTCCGCCAGCATCTTCGCTTATGACCTTGACCCGGAAGCCGTCGAAATTGGACGCAAGCTCTTCCCCTTGGTTGAATGGCATCGTGCGTCCGTGTTGGACGATTTTGAGGCGCACCGGTCGAAATATGACATGGTGGTGATGAACCCGCCGATTGGCATCTCCTGGGGGACGGCAGGCGGGATGGCGAACAGCGCAACCGGAGCAGTCAAGTCCGAGCATTTGTTTCTGGAGTTCGCCGTCCATGCCCTGAAACCTGGAGGCGTCCTTGCCGCTCTGGCTACCTACAATTGGATAGACCGACTCCCCAAGAAACTGCGGGCATGGTTCGATGAGCGGGTCGAGACAGTAGATATTGATGACCTGGGAGAAGCGCCGGGCGAATTCCGCTTCACCAAGATCACGGTTCACGGCTGGGTCATCCGGCGCAACGAAAGACATCACCCGCAAATGAAGCAGTTCCGGGAAACCGAGGTAAAAGCAGCCATTCCCCCGAACGCGGTGCATGTCCCTCATTCAGTCTACGACGCGCTGGCAACCGTCGAGCGAGGCGAATACCTGGCGTCTGTCAAACGAACCACCGCTATACTTAAAGCCAGTGGCTTCCGGAAGATCGCCAAGTGGGTCGAAAGTCACCCCCTGGAGTATGGCCAGGGGTATTGGATGGGATTCGTGTCCGATGACAAGCCGCTGCTTTTGCTGAGCTAAAGCACTTCCCCGCCTGAGGGGGGCAGGCGGGGATAGGGAGAACACGACGTATCGGGTTCTGTGCTGATAATAGCACTGGACTCACGTTTTGTCAATAATTGACAAGAGAGGAAAATTTGATGGAAAGGAAAATTTGATGGAAAAAGGAAGCAAATCAGACAGCTACAAAGCCGGCATTGAGATGCGCGCCCGCATCCTCACCGTAATCGAGCAATGGTGGAAAGAGCGCAACCGACCCCCGTCTCGCCAGGAGCTTGCCGATACCCTGGAAACCGTCCCGCAGAACGTGAATCATCACCTGCGAATCATGCGCCGCCTGGGGATAATCACCATGACCGGCAAAAAACTGAACATAATCAAGCCAGTTACAGGCGACGCCGTTGTCCCAACTGACGGAGAACAACCGACGCCAAATGATGGATGGATGAGATCCTCTTTGCCCTGGTTGTCCTAGCGATCCGGTCAGCGCAGATCAGCCGGGAGGAAGAAGCCAAAAATAACTTGCCTGAAAGTCAGAAAACATAATATAATATGAGCACAAGTAAATGCGGAGTGGCAACCGAAAAGAAGCCGCACGGGAGTAGCGCCCCGGATAGTACCGCAAATCAGGCCGCCTTTTGGGTGAGCCTGTCGCCTTCAATCTTTCTACTATGAAGAAGCGCTACAGGCGGACAGGTTTACCCCAAAGGCGGCCTGTATTTCAGAAGGGAGAATAGTATGCCAAGAATCAAGCTACGGTCAAAACTTTATCGAGCAGCCCGGCTCCTGGGTGACGTGCAAGCCGTATCGCGTGGCCCCGTCGCCATCATCAAAAGAGCAATACGCAAAAGAGCCTGGAAAGCCTGGGGGAAACTATGGAAATAAAGACTCTCAGCAATCGGGAATTGATTAGCCTGGTAATCCGGAAATTCTCAGGGCATGAGAGGCTCCTTACCTGTCCGAGAATTTATATAGAAATGGCCGATGGCGACCTGTACTCCGCGGTGTTCCTCAACCAGTGCGTGTACTGGTCCGACAGGGGAAAGCACGGCTGGTTCTACAAGTCAGTAAACGAATGGCAGACTGAACTGGGATCTGGATACACCCAGTACCGAGTAAACAAGATAACCGAGTTTTGGAAAGACCGCTTCATCCTGGAAACCCAGTTACGAAAAGCGCGGGGTGTCCCAACGCAGCATTACCGCGTAAACGTCCATGCCATCGCCGCCCTGATCCTGTGGGTAAACGAGTTCGGGTTATCAAATTTTTTAATAATGGATTTTGAAAAATTTTTACAATCTGATTATGAAAAAATTTCACAATCCATTAACATAGATTACACAAAGATTACTCCAGGGAGCGCAGGCGCTCCGGAAGTCCTCACTCCTAAGGAGTTGGGGTTTGGAGATCCGGTTCCTGATTCCGGGAAGCGCGGCCCAAAAAACGCTGCCGAGGCAAAGGAGCGTATCGCCGCGGCGCTGGCGCGCAGCCAGGCTACCCAAGCCTCCGGCGCTCCTGACCTGTCCTGGCTCTCGGAGAACGTCCGCCACCTTGCCGCTGCCTTCATCCAGGCAGCAGGTGAACAGCACCGCCCGGTCAAGGATGACCGCAGCAAGTGGCGCAAGATACTGGCGCAGTGGACGGAGCTGGGGCTTACCGCTGAACAGATCGGGGAGGCAGTACTGGAGATGCGCGATAAGGGGCTGACCATCGGCGGCCCGGAGTCGGTCACCAAGACCGCCCGGGACTTACCTGCAAAAGAGCGCCAGGACGAAAAGAGTTTATTGCCGTTATTCTCTGCAAGGAGGGATTGATGGACGCACCAATGTTTCCCCACAATGCCGAAGCCGAAGAGGCTTTGATCGGGTCAGTGATAATCCACCCTGCTGCTTACTGGCAGGTCGCCGGCGATGTCCAGGCGTCAGACTTTTACATCGAGCGCAACCGCTGGATGTGGGAGGCAGTTACTGTCCTGATAAAAAAGAACGTCCCCGTTGACATCATCAGCCTGTGCGACCAGATGCAGAAAGCCGGGACGCTCACCGATTCCGGGGGCGAGACCCGCATCGCTCAACTAATAAATGCCGTGCCGTCATCCATGCACGCTCAACAGTATGCGGAGATCGTCCTGGAGATGGCGCAGCGGAGGAAGATGATCGAAGTCGCCTCCGAGCTTGCCCGCACCGCGCACCGCATGGATGAGGACTACCACGCCGGGGCAGTCAAAGCCATCGACTCCCTTGCCCCCGCTGCCGGTGCGGGCGGGGAGACGGTCACCCTGGGTGAGGCGCTTAGTGCGCTGTATGACCAGGTTCACGAGCGGATGCAAAGTCCAAGACGCGTCGGATTGCCTACCGGCTTAGTCGATCTTGACGGCCTGCTACACGGGGGTTTCGAGCCTGGATATAACATGCTGGTCGGCAGGCCCAAGATCGGCAAAAGCAAGCTGGCAAAGCAGATCGCGGTCGCCTGGGCGGAGGCCAACCATCCGGGAGCTATATTCTCGATGGAAATGAGAGCGGAAGCTGTTGTCCGGCGAATCGCCTCCGCGCGTTCCGGCGTCCAGACCTGGAAACTCAAGTCCGGGGAGCTTGACCCAGAGGACATCCCAGCGTTCATCAATGCAGTCGGGGAGCTGTCCGACCTCCCGTTGTATATCGACGACACCCCGATGATCACCGCCCCCCAGTTGCGGGGAAAGATCGCCAAGCTCAAAGCCCGACAGGGGATCGAATGGTTCGTCCTGGATTACCTGCTGCTGATGGGCGGGAAAGGCAAAAGCCAGGACGAGGAGGAGTTCTCGCAGGAGGTCTCACGCCAGATCAAGGCTATCTGCCAGGGAGAAAACCTGGTCGGGCTGATAATCAATTCAGTCACCAAAGACCAGATGGGCAACGTCACTCCCGGCCTGCGAACGCCAAGGGGCAGCGGCCAGCTAATCCATGACGTCGATGTCATGATGGTGCTGACCGAGCATCTTGCGGAGAAAGCAGCTTACTCCGATTCCCGCCTCGCCACGTTATCAGTTATCGCCAACCGAGACGGAAACGAGGGGCGAATAGACTTGGTCCGCGATCCTGACTTCCCTGTTTTCCATAGCGTCGAACTGCGAACCATGAGCAGTCCGAGCTACGGCGATGTATCACACTGGAGCAATGATCGATGACTAGCGACAGAAATACTGCTGAGCGCATCCTCACCCCGCTTGAGGTCCGGAAATGGCTCGCCCATTATTTGAAGGAATGGGAGAAAGATGAACCAGAGATCAGCGAGGGACGCAGGAAAGCCATAGTCGGTGACCTCAACCGGGCGCTGTCTGCCCCGAACCGGGAGCCGAACCGGGAGCGGCGTCTTCTCCTGGGGTGGGTCTTCTGCCGTGCAGACAAAGCGCCTCAAGAATTCTCCTCGAAGCTGCTCTCGCTTGCGGAATGGTTCGCCCTCAACCGCTGGACAGGATCACGGAAAGTAGGTGACCGATGGTCTGTGCGCTCCACCTTCCCCGCTGAGGCGCGCTGGATCGCTAACTGTGCCCTGTATGACGCCGGGCGGGTCAAGGAAAACCCCGCCTTGACGATGGCGGAGATCGAACAGTTCTGGCAGGCGCACATGTACGACATCAACCAGGACGAGGATTTTTTTATAGCCGCGATGGAGATCGGGGGCATTCCTACTGCGGCAATCACAGTCACCGTTGCGCGCTGGGTACAGCTTGACCAGGCGGGGATGGCACCTCCGGTAGCCTACGGGGGACGCGAGATCATCGCTGTTGCCAGAGACAACACGTACCCCAACGAACAGCCGATCCGCTATATTCTGTGGTTCGGAGACAACAAAGAACCCGAAGCCCTGGGCGTGCCGGGGAATACCGTCCTGGACACTGTCCGTCAGCCCGGGGAGCTAATCGACCTTGCCGAGATCGCAAACGAGGCACCAGAAATGCTACCGGCAGTACCTCTGCCGAGGGAGACGGAGAATGAACACGTTCCTGACTGGTAACAAGGTTGGCGTCGCTTTGCTGTTCGATGCCATCCCGGAGTCCGAGCAACAGGAGTTTCAGGCAATCGGCGACCGCTGGGAGTACGATTACTGGCGCATCGGCGACAAGGTCAACGAATGGAAAGAAAAAGTCCGTGATCAATATCTGCCAGTCACGGATGAGCATGTGTACCGATTCATGGCGTACCTATTGGGTGACCGGATCAGGGCGCGCACCGTGCGCTACTATGCTGACGTCGCCCGCTTCTATTCCGGGGTACGATTCCAGACTAGGGACGATTATGATGTACTGACATTTACGCATTTTGCGATCGCATCCAGAGGAGAATCATGGCTGATACTGCTCGACGCCTGCGTGGAGTATATGCACTTCCACGGCGGCAGGCGACCGACCGTGGGATGGTTGGAAAAACTGCTCGGCCAGCCAACGTCTCAACCGGAGCCGCCAAATGAATGGCGTGACGGGGACATCCTGGCGCTAGCAAATTCCGATGACGCTATGGCGTATGATGTCATGGGGACGGGGACGATCATCCCCGCCGTCCTTGCCTCGTTTCAAAGCGCCGTGCAGCGCCTAGTCGCTAACCTGCACCGATTCCCGATCAGCGACGAAGCCAGGCAACGCATCCAGGCTGCATCCGAGACGCTACTGGATGAGCTGAGCAAAGCACTAAGCTGAATTGTCAATTATTGCCATGCGCGCCCCTCCGCGGGGTATAATCCTGGCGATGCTTCCCAGTGGAGCATTTTCGTGACAAGAACCGACGCGCCTCCCTCGCGCCGGTTCTTATCATATTGCCTCTTGACAATTTTTCTCAAATGGGCTATAATAAACGCATAGGACAACAGATCACAAGCGGAGAAAATCAATGATTGACAAAGACACAATCTCGAAAGCCCTTCAATACCTGGCCCGGATTTGCGATTATGCTGAGTCGCAGGACGGGCAGGGTTTCAACAAGTTTGATGCTGCGTTCGGCCACAGCCTGGCTGAATATACCGCCACCGGTGGAACGCTCACCGACCGGCAGGCGACGGCGGCTCTGAGGATGCTCCTGAAATACCGGGGGCAGTTGGAGCAGGTCGGGATCAAGCTCACCACCGCCCCGGACGAACAGCCCGTGGAGCGAGTAGACCCTGGGGTAGAGCCTATCACCCCTGAGCGTTCCGCCCCTAAAAGCCCCACTACATCAAACGCCACTGTCTGGACGGAAAACGGCAGGGCGTACGTAAAGTTTCCCGGCAAGCCGGATGAGGCGGTGCGGTCAGCGATAAAATCCATCCCCGGATGGAAATGGCATCCTGAGCGCAATGACAAAGCCTGGTCAGTCCCGGAAGCCTCCGCCGTTGCACTGGCAGAGGTAGCCGCGGGAAAAGCGCCGGACAGCTCTCCCCAATATCAGCCACAGCCAGGAACGAAACTCCCCGCGGTGATCCTGAGCAGGGAGAACGGCACCATACTGGTACAGTTCCCGGACCCCGATGGACGGAGCGAGCGGGTCGCCAAAGTCAAGGCGCTCCCCGAGCGCAAATGGAACCCAGACAAGCCCGGTTTACCCTGGTCGGTTCCCAACCGCTACACCCTGGACTTAATCGCCATGTTCCCCGAGGCGACGGTCGATGAGGGCGTTCGGGAACTTGCCGAGCAGCAACGGGAGCTACGGGCGATGAGCAATAAAGCGCAGGGATCGAGCCTGACGGAGATCGACGGCTTGGGTGGAGTTCCTTACCCCTTCCAGTACGTCGGGGTGGAGTTCCTTGACCGGGCGAACGGACGAGCTTTAATCGCTGACCAGATGGGGCTGGGCAAGACCATCCAGGCATTGGCATGGCTGCAATTGCATCCCGAGCTGCGCCCTGCGGTGATCGTAGTCCCGGCCTCGCTCAAACTGAACTGGCAACGGGAGATCATCCGCTGGATGAGCAAGCGGGACAAAGTCGCTATACTTGAGGGGCGCAAGACGTTCGACCCGGCGCTCACCGGCGCAGACATTTTCATCATCAATTATGACGTGTTATCACCCTGGGTCGATACTCTGGTAAAAATGAGACCCGCAGTGATGATCGCAGACGAAGCCCATTATGCCAAGAATTATAAAGCGCAGCGCACAAAGGCGCTGGCAAAATTCGCAAAAGCGGTCGAGCGAGTGATCCTTCTCACCGGGACACCGGTCACCAACCGGCCCATTGAACTGTTCCCCCTGTTGAACATGATCGACCCTGAGGGCTGGCCCTCGTTCTTCCGCTACGCGAAGGAGTATTGCGGCGGCTACAATGACGACTACGGTTTCAACGTGGGCGGGGCGACCAACCTGGAAGACCTGCACCAGAGAATAAAGCCCTACGTAATCCGGCGCACGAAAGACCAAGTCCTGAAAGAGCTTCCACCTAAACAGCGGAACACCCTGGTAGTTCGGTTCGACGAGGCGCACCGCAAAGAATACAATGAAATGATCTATGAGGCGGCAATGGCCGCAGCCCGGACGAGCGCTGAGGCGTTGGTGTTAATCGAGAAAGCCAAGCAGGTGACCATGCGAGCCAAGATGGCGGACACCCTGGAGTGGATCAAAAACTTCTTGGAGGGCGGCGACAAACTGGTAGTCTTCGCAGTACACCACGAGACGGTTGACGCTATTATGCGAGAATTCCCCGGCAGCGCAGTCAGACTCACTGGACGGGAGAATCTCCAGGAGCGGCAGGAAGCGGTTGACGCCTTCCAGAACGACCCGAGAATCCAGCTCTTCGTCGGCAACATCAAAGCCGCCGGGGTAGGAATCACGCTCACTGCTGCCAGCGATGTAGCATTTGTCGAGTTTGTATGGACGCCCGGAGATCACGACCAGGCCGAGGACCGGACGCACCGCATTGGTCAGACAGGCAGTGTCACAGCATGGTACATCGTAGCTGAGGGCACCATCGAGGAAACAATCGTCAGATTGATCGAGAGCAAACGGCAGGTGATTGACACCATCCACGACGGCAAAGTCGGGGAGCTGGAGTTCTCGGTCGCCGGGGAGCTAATCAAGGAAATTGCAAGCGAGGCCAAACGATGAAAATCCCCTGCCTTAGCTTGACGCTCGGACAACAAGGCGGGATCGGTAATCCGCCAGTAATCGTCCGTCTCCGGGGACGCTGGTACGCAGTGATCGATAGCCGCGATACCCGGCCACCTGCTGAGCTTGCCGAAAGGCTGGATTATCAGCAACGGCGAAAGTCACCCTATGACCACAGTCCAGACCCTTACTGGCACCCGCAGGGGTGGGTATGGCGCAAGTGGAATAACGCTCAAGAAATCACCTGGGCGGAGCTAGAAAGGATGGTTGACAAACATGGAAGTAAGATTGATCAAAAAAGTCGATGAGGTCACCGGGGAAGTAACCTGGTTCGCCCAGCATAGAGAGAAGGCCGGGCGCTGGTCTGCTGGCGTCCCGGCCAGCCCCTTCACCATCGCAGTATGGGAGGAACTGGAGCGGGTCGAAAAACTCCTGGCAGGAGTCGAGCAGGTCCTAAAAAAGAAACTCGGAGACAGACCGTGAACAAAGCTGGTTGCCCGATCTGCACTACCGATAAAGTCGCCCTTGCTGATCTGCGCCACCACGAGCGGATCGAAAGTTGCGAGGTACACGGGAATTGGTTCGTCACCGTCTGCGATCGATGCGGACGTGCAGTTGTAAGCGACTGCGTCAATTCCTGCCGAGATTGCTATCCAGCAGGCAGTGACTACTCCACCCCGTGAACGGGGTGGCTTCTAGGGATTGCGCCCAAGCTCTGTAGTCCCAGAGCTAAAATGTTTATTGCGGCGTTTTCGTCTCGGTCGATTACGAGACCACAAATAACAATATTATAACACAGATTTGCGTAATATTCGCTATTCATCTCCCCCCTTTAAGGGGGGAGCCTTCTAGCATTTTTTCTGTAAATGACTACTTCGGAGACCATGAGTAACCCTGCACGCTACAATGTCCGTGTACGGGTGAGGGTCAATATCCCCACAGTAAACGGGAGGATAATCCGGCGCATCACAATTCGCAAGACCCTGCGCTGCGCCTTCGCAGACCTGTTCGGGGAGGTCAGGGACTGGATGTCCGCCAGGCATCCAAAATACACCTGCTGGTACGTGCGTTCTGTCTGGCAGCACCACGGAACGTACACCAGACGCGTGTATCTTGCCCGGGGGTTCTAAGATTGACTATTGACAAATTTTCTAATCCAGGCTATAATAAATGCGTAAGACACAGATCAGATCAAACGAGAGGCACAGACATGGCACAAGCACAGTTCACAAAGTCGGAAATTTTCTCCTGGTTCAACCGAGCCAGGAGCGCCGCCCGCAAGGGCAACGGCGGGCTGGAAATCAAGCGCACCAACCGGGCGCTTGGCTACCTGCTCTCAGGGAAGGCGCAGGAGCACTGGGGGAAGTACGGGACGACGCTGCGCTCCTGTGGATGCCCCGACCGGGAGCATAATCGCAATATCCCCTGCAAGGGGATGGTCGCAAAAATGATCGCCAGCCGGATCGAAAGCCACCGGCCACAGCCCGAGACGATGACCGTCCGGGCGTTGATGCGGAGTTACGATCCGGTCAGCGTCTTAAATTCACAGAACCCGCAAGAAATATTCGAACGATTGATCTGCGGCGTCGAAACCCCCAACGGCCCAATGAACGCCAACTGGCCAGCAACAGAATGGCTGGTCGATACAGTCTCCAGCGGTTGGACAGCGACCGGGGCGACGTTGCTCTCGAAGCAAGGCAGCCGGGCAGGGTTCGCCGGGTACTTCGAGATCACACTCGAGAGGTAATCATGAAAGGACATCGATGAAAATCACGCGTGAATACCTCGTTGGCCTTGGCGCAAGCTGCAAACAATTGGACACATTCTCGGGCGAATGGCCGGATGGCGCTGAGGTTACATTGGATAACTGCCTGAGGGCAGCAGAGTTGGGACTTGACCTGGATTGGCTGGCGGAGAAAATGTTTCCCGCTCGGGCGTTGGAAGCCTACCTACAGGCCACAGCCCCGGCGTTGGAAGCCTACGAGCAGGCAAAAGCCCAGGCATTGGAAGCCTACCGACAGGCAAGAGCCACGGCGTTGGAAGCCTACCGACAGGCCACAGCCCCGGCGTGGGAAGCCTTCGAGAAGGCAAGAGCCACGGCGTTGGAAGCCTACGAGCAGGCCACAGCCCCGGCGTTGGAAGCCTACCGACAGGCAAGAGCCACGGCATTTTATAAAATTTATGATGAGATCTACTAACAAATTGGCGGCAGGTTGACACTCGCCGTGAGACCCGCCGCCAAAAAGGAGATGATGCAATGCAGAGTATACCACAACTGACCTGGGACTACATCCGATTTATCATCGCCATTCCGCTGCTCACCGGGCTTTGCCTGCTGGCGGATTGGATTTACTGGCAGGCGAAGGGAGGCAAGCCATGACCCTGACAATCACAAACACCTGGGACTATGGATTATGGCCGCTTGAGCGAGCGCACCTGCGTTTCGAGATCGACCAGACGGGACGCAGGGTGTTGATCGACTTCAACGGGGCAGAGCGAATCGTAGAAACCAGGCCGGTCAAAAAGCCGCGCGGCGGCAATACTCGGAGACTCGGAAAGTATGATTGGGAATGGTTGAACGGACGATGGGTGCGAAAGTTCCTCTAAGCCTCTATGATCTCGCCTCCAGGGTAAATCCCTGGGAGATACTACCCGATTCCGGGCGTGTAATCTGGAAGGGCAAGAACGGGGCGTTCGCATTTTTGTTTCATCGTCCGAACGGGACGATAAAGTTATACGTCCCCACCTACGGGTACGATAACGGACTATTGTTTTGGCAGCTCGATGACAGTAAACCGGTCTTTCGTAAGGCAGACCGGGACGAATATGAAGAATGGAGGCGAAGGTGTCTTACCAGTCAGAACACAGAAGAATGAAGCCAGTCCTGAGAAAAGCCGAGGAGCTTGACATCGGGACTAATTCAGTCCCTGAGGCGATCTATGAAGGTCATCTCGCCGCGGTGTCAGTGTGGTGTACGCCGGAAGATCATCCCGAGGGCTGGGATGGTGTAATGATGACCGCCATCGCCGGGATGTTCACCAAGAAAAGCGCATACGTTGGCTGCGCATCCTGGGTGTGGGCTGATGAGGAAATCGACAACCCAAAAATCATTGCCGTCAGAATCGAGACGGATGCCTACGCGTTACAGGATCGCTATGGTGGACCTTATAAACAGTGGAAAAACCGACCCGGCGACATTGCATGGATCACCCAAAAGATCACCGAGTTGTTTCAACTGGCTGGCGTGGAAATGCTGCCGGTCATCACCGATTGATCTTTACAGAAGATCATTATTATATTATAATATCAGCAGGACAGGAGGCAGGCATGGAACTAAAGCTCCCGGAAGAAATCAGGATGGACACATCTTACGATGAATTGTATGTCATCGAAAACGATTGGTTAGTATGGGCTGACAGCGTTGGCATCTATCGCCGGTTGGCTGACATCGTACTGTATCTCGGAGATGATGTAACCTTCAAACAGCCCTACGGCTGGAATATCATGCCGGTGCTTGAGGTAATCAAGAGGGATAAGTTTTCCGTGACAGTTGTTACCCTGGCGTTCAGGATTGGGGAGCACATCAAGGGAAATGAATATGACAGGTACTTTGCCTTGACGGTAACATCGAATGACTTGACCGTTTGCCGTGTGCATCTGCGCGAGAACCGTCCCGTCCAGGTAGCGACCTTTGTTTACGGCAAATGGATCGCTCTGCTCCTGAAGCTTGAGGAGCAAGCAACAGCGATCAAAGACAAAAACGCTGTAATAAACGCCGAACAGCAACAGCAGGTCAAGCTCCGGCAAATGTTGGCCGGGCAGGAGGTGTAGGTGTCCGAAATAGGTTACGTTATCCATCCCCCCGTTATGCTCCCCGCGGCGTTGTACGCCAAGTTCGAACAGACGAGGGCGGAGCTACGGGCTAAGCGATCAGGGTTTACCAGGGCGATCGTTTACCAGATGAATCTCAATGGTGCGATCAAGGAAATCCCATCCTGGCTGAAATCTGGATGGGGACGTTTTCCGGCAAAGCTCAGCGCGTTCCTGGTTGCGGAGAATTTCCTGGAAGCAGAGGACAAGGCCGCCGCCAGGATCGGGGCAAACCGGTCGGAGTACGTCCGAGCTTGTTTGGCTATGTATCTATCAGTAAAGGAGGAACTATCAGAGACAAAAGAAGAAGACAAAGAATTGACCATTGGACAGCAAAAATCTTATGAAAAGGAACAGTGAAATGACAATCCAGGTAACTCAAGATCAAATAAATGCGATCAACGAAGGATTCGCACAGGGCGGGGTAAGGTTGCCCTTCCCGGTGTTGTACCTGCGTTGGCGCAACGGCAAGCAGGAACTATCCGATCTTAAAGACGCCCGCCACTTTGGCGGGTGGGAAGTGGACGGCGAGGCCGTGGGTGAATACCTCGCCATGACCGGGCTTTCCGGCTTACCACATGGCTTCTCTGCCATAACAGCCGTCCCCAAGTCGGGCGGAGAATACACAGCCTACGTTAGCCGATGGATTGGGTTCGCCCCAATCGGACAGCGAAAACGCTGGCGCAAGAACGAGCAAGGAAGGGCATACAGCCACGTACAGATCCTGGGATTGGTGGCTGACTTCGAGCCAAAAAAGAAAGTCTATTCCGCCTGGGGAAACGTGGTGCTAACTGCAACCGGACTGAGCGCCCAAGCTATCGAGGACGCGTTGCAGAAGTTCTCCGCCGCAACCGCGGTGTCACGGCAGCAACACGCACCAGGCGTCCCGGCGTACTTCTTTTGGCATCCCCTGGGTACGTTCGGGGAGTTCCAAGCAAAGCTGGTTGGCAAAGGCAACAACCGCTCGCCGATCACGCCATGCCAGGTTCACCTCCCTGACCAGGTCGGAGAGGATCACCTGAGCAAGTGGTTCGTGGGTGCCGAGTCCGTCGAGGCTATGGTGGCGCTCAAACGCCAGGCTGACAGTTGGCTCTCAGCCGATTCCTGGAAGCGGGGCGAGGAGGGCGAGGGCGGCGAAAGCGGCCCGGAGAACTTCCCAGCCGAGTACGATGACCACTACCAGGGCGATGAGGTGCCGTTCTAATGGCCGCCACAGTCATGCCAAAGACTATCCAGGTTACCTATGAACGAAAAGTAAACCTGGGCAATTACAATAGCGTAACCTTTGGTGGTACAGTTTGGGCTGATATTGTCCATGACCTGAGCAATAACCCAAAGGAGGCGGTGTCCGTGACGGAGCAGGCATTTCGGGAGCTTCAAGAATCCATGCGCGAGCTGGTCAAGATTGAGGCCATGAAGCTCTGGACCACAATTGCCAGGAGCCGGGCAACTAACGGAATGACCCCCGTCCAGATGGAGAAGGAGGGGATCGACCCCAAGCTCGCCCTCTGCTACCTAGCGGAGCATGTCGGGATGTTTGATGAGGAGGGAGAGCCAATCCCACCAATAGACAACCCGGCATAGAACCTTAACAAAACATGCGGGGCGGCGTGGTGCGAACATGCTGAAAAGCTCAAGGGATAGACTTCGGCTTACGCAGACTTGGCTTGACATGCAGTCTATCTAAGCAGGTTCAAATCCTGCCCCCGCAACTTGGCGGGCATCGTACTTCAGGATGGGATGGTGAGGAGTGGGGCTACGAAGAACCGAGCATCCAGGAGATCATGGCGCTCGGGATTCGTCCCAACCTGGTACCGGCAAAAACTGGACAGCCATCAATGTTTTGACCCCCCCCTACCCC